TAGCCTACGTAAAACTGCCAAGCAAGGCGGACGCAAAGGACAGTTAGCACATTGGATGGCTAACATGAAAGCTGGAAGGGCTAAAAAGAAATGAAAACAACAGAAATTATTACCGAAGCTGTTAAACAACGATTAGACGCTAAATGTTGGAAGGGCAAGCATAAGGAAGGCACTAAGATTAAAGGCGGTGTCCGTGTAAACAACTGTGTGCCCAATGAAAGTATTGAAGAACAGTTTGACATCATTGAAGAAATGGTTAATAGTCTAGCTAAAGCACACGGAGTTGATGCTGACCAGATCTGGGAAGACTTTGAATCAGTAGATGATCACGAACTACTAGACGAATCAGCAGCATGGAAACGTTCAGCCGGTAAAAGCAAAAAAGGCGGCCTCAATGCCAAAGGTGTGGCCAGCTATCGTAGAGAGAATCCTGGTAGCAAACTACAAATGGCTGTGACCACAAAGCCTAGCAAACTAAAGCCAGGATCAAAAGCAGCCAAGCGCAGAAAGAGTTTCTGTGCAAGAATGGGCGGCAACAAAGGCCCTATGAAGAAGCCTAATGGTGATCCTACCCGCAAAGCATTGGCATTACGGAAGTGGAACTGCTGATATATGGCGTATAAAAATTTGACAAACTTGTAAAAGAGTATAAAATATAGTATCGCAGGAGATACTATGATTATAGGGTTTGTGGGATTTATTGGAAGTGGCAAAGATACTGCCGCAGATTATTTGGTTAACTTTCACGGATTCCGCCGTGACTCATTTGCAAATACATTAAAAGACGCGGTTGCCAACGTATTCGGTTGGGACCGCGTTCTGTTGGAAGGACGTACAACAGAAGCTCGTGAGTGGCGAGAGCAAATAGATCCGTGGTGGGCAGACCGATTAGATATGCCTGATTTAACTCCTAGACTGATGTTACAGTTATGGGGTACAGAAGTTTGCCGCAACGGATTTCATGATGATATTTGGATTGCCAGCTTGGAGAACAAGATGCGTAAAACAAGTGATAATATTGTTATTAGCGATGTACGTTTTCCTAACGAAATACTTGCTATTAAAAATGCCGGAGGCCAAGTAGTACGTGTAGTACGCGGTGCTGATCCAGAATGGTATCAAGATGCATGGAACGTAAATCAAGGCCCTACTAATATGAGCTGGTCAATCAGTAAGTTAAATATGGAAAGACGTAAGATTCACGCTAGCGAAACTGCTTGGATAGGCAAAGGCATTGACATTGAAATAGACAATAACGGCACTATTGACGATTTGTTCAAGCAGATTAAAAGTCTGGTTGAAGTCCACCCTGAGACCATTTAACACCTTCTTTAGCCAGTATGCGTTGGCAGTTAGCGCATACTGTTTTTAGATTAGCAGGCCTAGTATTGTTCATGTTTCCATCTACATGAAATACATTAAACTGCTCTTTAAACTTACTTTTGAAGTTGCATTTGTCGCACACTAGTTTTGTGCGGTAGCCGTCCTGGTACCACTTGGGTAATCCCTTGCCTATGCCACCGGTGAGGCATACTTCGCATTTACGTCTGTAATACGTTTTGCCGTTCTTTATATAGTTAACGGCTGCTGGTCTATACCCACAAATACACAAAGGTCTGCTCATCCTGTATTTATCCTCACCTTTTCAGCCCCTTTTCAAACGCTTATATGCAGCTTCTTTTATCCAAATGCGCTAAATAATAGTAGAACACAGTATCCTTAGGAGAAACGAATATGGCATTAAGTTCACCAGGCGTAGAAGTCAAAGTTATTGACGAATCATTTTATACCCCAGCAGAGCCTGGCACAGTCCCGTTGATTGTCGTTGCTACTGCTGAAAACAAATCAAACGGAGCAGGCGACGGCACTGCACCAGGTACATTAAAGGCCAACGCTGGCCAAGTGTACTTGTTAACAAGTCAGAAAGATCTTGCAGATACTTTTGGCGATCCAGTCTTCAAGACAGACGGAAACAATAACCCAATCCATGCTGGCGAACAGAACGAGTATGGTTTACAAGCTGCATACAGTTTACTTGGTGTTAGCAATCGTGCATTTGTAGTACGTGCTGACTTAGATCTAAACCAACTAAACGCCAGTGCATCGGCTCCATCAGCTGAGCCACTAAACGGCACACATTGGGTAGATACACAAAACACAAACTGGGGTATTTTTGAATGGAACGGCAGTGCTGCTACAGTAACTGGCGGACAAACATTCACAAACAAAGTGCCGCTAGTTATTACTGACAGCACACAAGTTAGTGCATTGACAGGCGGTCCTGCTGCATCTATCGGTAAAAATGGTAGCTATGCTATCGTATCCGTAGATACAGATCCAGACACTAGCGCACTAACAGACAGTCATCCAATGACCCTATGGTTTAGAAATGACGCAGGCGTATGGGTACAAGTTGGGTCAACTGCTTGGACTACTAGTTTTGGTGTCGGTGTTACACCGTCACTTGCTATTGCACCACATACTAGCGTACCGCAGTGGAAAACTTCAGGTACAGATGCTGCTACAGGATCTGTATGGGTCAAGACAACCGAGCCTAATCTAGGCGCACGTTGGAGAGCCAAGCGTTACAACAGCACAACACAAGCATTTGAATCATTAGATGCACCGTTGTACACCAGTTCGGAACAGGCATTATTCAAGTTAGATAAAACTGGTGGTGGCACAAACTTAGCTGCCGGCACATTGTATGTAAAATATTCTAGTGCTGGTGGTGTATCATTTACAACATATCGTAGAAAAAGTGCTGCCCCGCTAACTGTTAGATCTAATAAGGTTACTGCCAGTACATTTACAGCAGGCACGTACAACTTTATTATTGCAGAAACTAACAAAGGTTCAGCAACACTCAGCGTTGACACTACAATATCATTTACAGTTACCGCATCCGATGCTGGCGCAGCAGGAAAAGTTGCAGCAGCGATCAACGCAACAATGCCAACAGGCACTAATGTAGTAGCCAGCGTTGACAGTCAGAATCGTATTGTTATTACACACGAACTAGGCGGCGATATTCACTTTGCTGACGGTACCGGCACACCGTTAACTGATTTAGGCTTTGATGCATATAACTCAGCAACTGACAGCGGTACAGTTAACATGTACGTAGACCCAGATGGTGATCACGATTTGGTTGCAAGCCTATGGGAACCATTGGTATATGTTGCCAATGCAGATGCTCCAACTAGTTTGACAGCAGACGGTACATTATGGTACAGTTCAGTAATCGACGAAGTGGACATTTTAGTACATGACGGTGCTACATGGGTTGGTTATCTAAACGAGTTTCCAGTTACTGATCCTGCAGGTCCAATCGTTGCAGCTAGCAAGCCAGAAACACAAAGCGATGGCACTGCATTAGAAACAGGCGACCTATGGGTTGACACTAGTGATACTGAAAACTTCCCAACAATCTATAAGTTTAATAAAGACTTAATGAAGTGGTTCTTAGTTGATACCGGTGACCAAAGCACAGAAGACGGTTGCTTATTTGCAGACGCTCGTTATAACACAGCAGGTGCAAACAGCGACACAGATGGCGCCATTGTTGACTTGTTAACAAGTGACTACCTAGACTTTGACGCTCCAGATCCAGCACTATATCCAAAAGGTATGTTGCTATGGAATCTACGTCGTTCAGGATTTAACGTTAAGAAGTTTGTACAAAACCATGTTGACGTAGACGCTGACAACACACGTTATGATCCAGGTCTAAGCGGCGGTCAGTCAATGGCTGATTACTATCCACATCGTTGGGTTACTGAGTCCGGTAATCAAGACAATGGTGCAGGTACGTTTGGTCGTAAAGCACAACGTAAAGTTGTTGTACAAGCTCTTCAAGCATTGGTCAACAGTAATCAACAAATCCGTGATGAAGAATCACGTGTATTCAACTTGATCGCTTGCCCAGGTTACTCTGAGCTAGTAGGCGAACTTATCAGCTTAAACTACGATAGAGGCTTAACAGCATTTGTTGTAGCTGATACCCCTGCTCGTTTAACAGCAGATGCAACTTCATTGTTAGCATGGGGTACAAACCAAGCTCTTGCATTTGAAGATAACGACAAGGGCCTTGTATCAAGCGACGAATATCTTGGCTTCTTTTATCCATGGGGATTCACAAGCGACAACTTTGGTAACAACGTAGTTGTTCCTCCAAGTCACATGATTCTAAGAACTATTGCTCTAAGCGATCAAGTTAGCTATCCATGGTTTGCACCAGCTGGTGTACGTCGTGGCGGTATTACCAACGCAACAGCAGTTGGTTATGTTGACGGCGAAGGCGAGTTTAACTCAGTTGCACTAAATGTTGGTCAACGTGATACATTAGCCAGCGTGAAAGTTAATCCGATTACATTCATTACCGGCACTGGTCTAGTTAACTACGGTCAATACACAAGAGCTCGTGCAGCTTCTGCACTAGATCGTATCAACGTAGCACGTTTAGTAGTTTATCTACGTAGACAGTTAAATGCACTGGCTAAGCCGTACATTTTTGAACCAAACGACAAGTTAACCAGAGATGAGATCAAAGGCGCTGTAGAAAGTTTAATGCTAGAACTAGTTGGACAACGTGCTCTATACGACTACCTAGTAGTTTGCGATGAGAGTAACAATACTCCTTCTAGAATTGATAGGAACGAGCTATACATTGATATTGCTGTTGAACCAGTTAAGTCTGTAGAGTTTATCTACATTCCATTAAGACTGAAAAACACTGGCGAGATCAAGGGACTTTAATCCTATAAATATATAAAGAGGAAGAATACTATGTCATCAGCATCATTAGCAAAATTTACAGTACCGTTGGACGGTCAACAGCCGCAAGGCTTGTTGATGCCAAAACTAAAGTATCGTTTTAGAGTTAGTCTAGAAGGATTCGGCGCTGGCGCACCAACACAAGAGTTAACAAAGCAAGTAGTTGACGTTACAAGACCAACAGTGGCCTTTGACCCGATTACTTTAGACGTATATAACTCACGTGTATACCTAGCAGGTAAGCACACATGGAGTCCTATCACATTAAACGTGAGAGACGACGTAAACGGTGGAGTCAGCAAGCTAGTAGGACAACAACTACAGAAACAGTTTGACTTCTATGAACAAAGTTCAGCAGCGTCGGGCATTGACTACAAGTTCTTAACACGCATTGAAATCTTAGACGGCGGCAACGGCGCAGATGCCGTGGGCGTTTCAGTAACATGGGAAATCTATGGTTGCTACCTAGAAAACGTAAACTACAACAACTTAGCATACAATGCCAACGAAGCAGCTACGGTTCAAATGTCTATTAAATACGACAATGCGATCCAAACAAGCAACAGCACATCTGGTATTTCTCAAGTTGCAGGCCGAACAGTAAACACATTAGTGTCTGGCGTAGGTTTATAATAAAAAGGCTGGCAACAGCCTTTTTTTGTGACCAATCATTATCTACGTAGTTAATAGTAGATAAATATTAATATGGCAAGCAAAGCACTCCGTCAGTTCATCGCAGGCGCTACTAATCCCAAGGGAAATGTTGGCGACTTTCAACACGCCGCTAGATTATTTGTAGACAGCGATCTACGTCTAACTCCCAAAGTCAAGTTCTTATATCACGTTAGTTTTGACATCAATCCCAATGCTCTTAAGAACTTCAGTTTAAAGTTTCAACATCAGAATGAAATAAACATGTTGGTTAAAGCAGCAGAACTGCCTAAGTTTAACTTGCAAACTGAAACACTTAATCAATACAATAGAAAGAAAGTAGTTAATGTAAAGATTGATTACCAACCTGTTACCATTAGAATGCATGACGACAACTTAGGTGTAGTTGGACAATTGTGGCAAAACTATTATGGATATTACTACGGTGATCAAGCCGCAGCAAATATTCCAGGCGCTTATAACAGAACTGCTATGTTGAACTCTAACTTTATTAGAGGTAGATACGGACTTGACAACAACAGTAGTATTCCGTTTTTTAACAACATTACCATATTTCAGCTGGCCAAGCGAGCATGGTACAGTTACAAGCTGATCAATCCGCTGATTACTTCATGGACTCATGATAGTCTAGACAGCTCTGCAAGTCAATCAAGTGAACAAAGTATGCAGATAGCATACGAATCAGTCGCATATGATACCGGATACGTATCACAAGGATCGCCACCTGGCTTTGCAATGGAGCACTACGATAAAACACCTAGTTCAATATCGTTAGCAGGCGGCGGAACACAAACACTGTTTGGTGGTGCTGGCGTACTAGCAGGCGCAGAAGCAGTGTTTGGTGCACTGGGCTCAGGTAGAGCATTTGAAAGTCCCGCAAATTTTATAGCCACAGCCATTACGGCAGTAAATACCTATAAGAATGCTAAAACGTTATCAAGCGCAGGCGTAAAAGGCGAGTTAACTAATATAGCAG